GTAAGGCGGTCTTTCACAGACTTTATGGACTTAGGCTACTATGTACTGTATTTGCACCACGGATTTGGCAATAAGCGCATTGTAAGGCTTGAAAGAACCATAAACGAGTACCTTGAAAGAGCACAGACCGAAAATGAAATGAAAACTGAAACACTTGCCGAACTTTTGAAAGTTAGATACGGCATTGATGTGCAGAAAGAGATTAATTTAATCCCGATGCAACAGTTGATTAGGATTTATCAAAGGAATAATCCACTCACGATAAACGACACGAGACAGCTTTTAAATGACACGGCATACAGCTACATGACTTTAGCATGTACAGCACTTAAGCTGATGTTTAAATTGTCGGTCAGAGAGATTGAAGAATTTATCACAGAATTTAGGGATTTAATCGACACGTTGTATAAATTTAATCAATTCGGTCTGACATTACCAAAGGTGGCACAATGCCTTGCTGATGAGGTTAATTACGTTGATGAAAGGTACATAAAGGCGATTGATTAATGACTTACGCATGGGATAACGACAGCACTCAAAATGCTCACATAAAGCAGATGAGAGACGATAGGCAGAAAGCCTACATGGAAAAGCACAGAGACAATAAGGCATGTGAAAGATTTAAGTACATGCCAGATTATGGGAAAGGAGTATCAAACAATGACAAATAGAGAGAAATTTGCAGAAAAAATTTTGGATATTGCTTGTAATGGTAACTGGACGGCAGTTAACAAAGCAACATTAGAGCCGATAGCGTGCAACAGCTTAGAGTGCAGAGATTGTTTATTCTATACTGAATGTTGCAAAGGTGCAAGAAAAAAATGGGCGAATAGTGAATACGTTGAACCGCCTGTTGACTGGTCAAAAGTTGCAGTTGATACACCGATACTGGTAAGAGACAATGCCAACTTAGAGTGGACTAAAAGGTATTTTGCGAAATATGAGAATGGAAGCGTTTTCACTTGGAGTGATGGAACGACATCGTGGAGTAGTGAGGGGTATACAACAGCATGGGAACTGGCTAAGCTTCCGGAAAGGAGCAGTAATGGAGAGATTAACGATTGATGAGATAATTGAGCACTGCGACAGAAAAACAGGGATGTATGAAAAAGTTTGTGATGTTAAGTATCTTGAAACAGCAGTTATGGGTAATGGAATAAAGGAATATTGGGAGCATAAACAGGTTGCTGAATATCTGAAAAAGCTCAAAGAATATGAGAGCTTGGAGGAACAGGGCAGACTTATCAAGTTGCCTTGTAAGGTGGGAGATACAGTTTATGTAGATGCCGCAATGCTTCCGGTGGAAGATATGGAATGTTATGAGGATATCGACAGAGAGATTCCTACATATTTTCAAGCACGAGTTGTTTCATTCCGCTTTGCAAAAAGGAATTGGATGAAGATTGCAGTTAGAGAGAAATGGTTATATGAATGGATAGATGATGAGACCGGACCGGATAGCAATTACATAGAGTGTGAGAAAAATTTTACGATTTCATTGTCTAGCATTGGAAAGACGGTATTTCTCACAAAACCCGAAGCAGAGGAAAAGCTGAAAGAATTGAGAGGTGGAGAAAATGGATGAATTTCTTAAAAGCGTAAGCGAGCGTGACTTTGATAGAAGAATATAGGAAGTTGTTGAAATGCTTGAGGAAAAACAACTCTATGGAACTATCAGTTTGATAAAAGATTTGAAATATTATCTTGACTTAGCCACAAAAGAAAAGGCACACACTTGTAACTGCCAGCGCAACAGCAATTCAAGAGATAATGAGCCTTGTTGCAGATGTGATAGCAGAAAGACCAATGCCGACAGGATAAGGAATATGTCAGATGAAGAATTGGTGGAGTTCCTTATAACTTTTAAGAACACATTCGGCGAAGAATACGAGGGAGAAGTTAGTTGTATGGAATGGCTTCAATCAGAAGCGGAATAGGAGAGAAAATGAAGTATATAAGCAATGCAAAATACGGAAAGCCTGTAGAAACAGGAACTATCTACAGAAGTGACAATAAAAGATTAAATATATGCGTTCACACACTATGCGGTTGCGGAGAAACACTATATATGAATTGTCAGACACTAGGTATTATGGATAGAAAATTAAACAGTACATCTGTAATAAGTGCGATAAATGAAGCTCAATCATTGGTGAAGCAGGAGCTTGATTTACTTAGCAAGGAACTTAATACCATATTGAATAGCGAGATAGAAATATCAAGGCATTAGAATAGGAGAGAATATGGAAGATAGATATTTATTCAAAGCAAAGAGAGTCTATAACGGTGGAAAATGGGTGCAAGGATATTATGTAAAAGGTTTAGATGTGTATGACAAAGAAGTTCATCTAATATTTGAACCTAACACAATGTTTTATTCTAGCGGAGAGACAGACGGATGGTACAAAGTAGACCCAACCACTATCTGCCAATGCACCGGCTTGAGAGACAAGAACGGCAAGCTGATTTGGGAGAATGACATTGTAAAAATAAATAATAGCAAGGTGAATGTACTTATAACATTTGGAGAATTTGAAATTATATGTACAATTCCTAACGAAAAATATTATAAGCACAGACTTGAATATGATACTGAATATGAAGTTGTCGGAAACATCTTTGATAATAAAGAGTTATTAGAAAGTGAGGAATAATATGAGAATATTTAAAAACGTAGACGAAAAATTAAAAGAGATTGGATTCAACAAAATCTGTGAAGATAAGCATGGCGCTCAATATGAACGCTACAATACAAAGTACAATTATTGGCAGCGCGTTGACATTTGGCATAAAGCTTCAGGCCGTCATATTTTACAGTCGTATGACAGAGACTTGATGGACGAAAAGAAGATTGGAAACACTAATGTTGGCCTTACAGGATATGAAATGAAGCTTTTTCTTAAAAAAATGAAAAAGCTAGGACTTTACAGCAAAACTGCGGGAATCGAGGGATAGCATGACAGAAAAGAATAATAAAGAACCAAGCCCATGTAGCGGTTGCAAATACGAGAAAAGTACAAACATAAAGGAGCTTTTAGCTTTTTGCACACATTGTAAAAGAGCTTATTCCCACGAAGAGGATAGGGAAATTCACGAGGATAGGTACGAAGTGGAAGAAAGCGAGGGATAGTATGACAGCGAAAAAGGCAATTGAATTTTTGCGAATGCATTTTGAGTATCTAAAAGAAAGATGGAAGCCATACCCTGATTACAACGTTTTAGAAGCAATTAGATTTGCAATATCAGCAATAGAAAAGCAAATCCCAAAGAAACCTATCATGAAGCAGTATTTTGAAAATTTGGAAGAGCAGTACTTGTGCTGTCCGAAATGTGGAGAAATTTTGACAGACAGAATACCGGCTGATAATAAGACTTTCTACTTTCATTGCATGAATTGTGGTCAAAAATTCGATTGGGGTGATACAGAATGACCGGCATAACAACAGTAGTATACACTGTACTCATAGTATTCGACATAATCGGTCTGACAGAGGTAGCACTTGCATGGTACGACATTCACGGACGAGATAAGACCGATGATGATATACAAGAGCAGTGGTGTAGCGAAAATATTAAACATTAATTAATTTATCAGAAAGGAAGAGGTTGTCGCGACATAAAACCGAGGTTTCCTTTTGGTAAGAGAAAATGAATTTTGACAATTACTCTTGTGATAATCAAATGTCTTTATTTGACTTCACAAGAGAACCAATTAGCATAACAAAGCCTATCCGCTTGATAGAATTATTTGCCGGCTACGGCAGTCAGGCAATGGCATTAAAGAGAATAGGTGCTAAGTTTGAACATTACAGAGTTGTGGAGTTTGATAAGTATGCCATAGCAAGCTATAACGCAGTGCATGGCACAGATTTTCCTACAATGGATATAACTAAGGTTCATGCAGAAGATTTGAATATTTGCGACACAAATGCATTCACTTACTTACTTACTTACTCATTCCCTTGTACGGATTTATCAGTTGCTGGGAAGCAAGCTGGAATGTCTAAGGGAAGTGGTACAAGAAGCGGTCTGTTGTGGGAAGTTGAGAGGATTTTAACAGAAATCAGAAATAGCAACGGAGAATTGCCACAGATTTTATTCATGGAGAACGTGCCACAAGTACATAGTCAGGATAATATGCCTGACTTTAGAAAGTGGCTAGACTTCCTTGAAAGCCTAGGCTACACAAATTACTATCAAGATTTAAATGCTAAAAATTATGGTGTAGCGCAAAATCGTGAAAGATGTTTTATGTTTTCATTCCTGGGTGAGTACAATTACCATTTCCCACAGCCCATACCACTCAAAAAGAAGTTAAAAGACTATCTCGAGGATAATGTAGATGAAAAGTATTACATCAACAATGAAAAGGCTGACAAGCTGATAAAACAGCTTATTGACAATGGCACATTACCACAACACAATTTTGACAGACAGACAGACAGACAGACAG